TAGCGAGTTCCTCTTGTTGAAAGGAACCCCATGTTCGAACCACAGCCTCTAGCTGCCCAGAGCCTCAGACGAATCCATCAAGTCTCACCACGCGCGTCTCTCCCGCGAAGCGGGTTCGTGCATGAGGGCGCAAAACGGACTCGCAGGCGTCGATGCCAAACATTGAATGCCTAGTTTGGACGGAAAACATCTCGATCGCACGACCTGTAGCCATAATATCTACATTGACTGTCCCATCCTGCCGGAAAGGGCTCCAGCATCCGCGCCAGCGTCACCTCTGGCCCCTGGCCCCAGTCAAGGATTGCCTCGACAATCTCCGGCGCGCAGGAAATCGAAAGTTAAATTATCCGCTTGCGGATCATTGAAGAAATCTGTTCGAACCCAATAACGGTAACGAGAATGATCAGAATAATCGCCGCCGCCCGGTCATATTGGAACAAGCGCATGGCAGTGGAAAGTTCCACACCGATGCCGCCGGCGCCCACTAGGCCAAGTGTCACTGCCGATCGGATCGCCTTTTCTACACTGAACAACGACGTCGCTGTCATCGAGGCCAAGCTCTCGGGCAGGATGGCTCCCACAATGACGGAGATGCGCCCCGCCCCTGTCGATGTCAGCGCTTCAGATGGGCCCTTTTGCACTTCCTCGAACCGCTCGGAATAGAACCGCGCTGCAAACCCAATCGTGTCCATAACGATTGCGAGAATTCCCGCCAGCGGACCCAATCCCACCGCAACGACGAAAATCAGTGCCCAGATGAGATCGGGAATGGTGCGGCCAACGGAAATGAAAAAGCGCGTGACCGTCCGCACGATGACATTGGGCGCAGTATTGCGCGCGGCCAGCAATGCCAGAGGGACCGAAAGGATGCATCCGAAAGTCACACCCACGATCGCGATGTTGAGCGTCTCGAGCATCGACCAGCCGACCGATTCAAGCGTTGAAAAGTCGGGCGGGAAAGCCATGGAGATAAAGCGCACAAAATTGGTTGCACCCGCACCAGGCGATCAAAAGACACCTCCGCCCCGATCACACCCTGGATGAAAAACGCAGCAAAGCCGATGGCGACAACAAACGCCAGCGGCGAGGGCATGGCTATCCGCGAAGGCAACCTGGTTTCAGCATCGGCTTCTTGAGAGCTCATGCCGCAGTCCTTTCTGGCTGGGCGTCCACACGCACCGCACCATGATAAAGGGCGTCGAGTTCGGCCCGCGTAAAGTGGTCCCGCGACGCATCGAGCACCACCTCCGAGAGCGGATGGCTATTCAAGGAGGTGCTCGCCGACAGCGAGAACGGCATCATGCTGGACGACAGCCCGGCGACCTTCCGGGCACTGATCGAAAAGAAGCGTGGCAAGCATGATGTGACGAATGACCTGCGCAAGCTCCTGGAATCGCTGCTCAAACTGATATGCCACGCGCTTCAGGTGCGGGTTGCCTTCCGCTACAACGACGTCAACGAAAAGCGGATGCCCGACGAGCTGCTGAGCCAGCTTCGCTCGACACTCAAATCAAAGTCCCGTGCAACGTCAGAACTGCCGATATTCTCTGATCTGGCTGGATCAGCGCTGATCGCGAACCTTGACTCGCACGACAACCCTGACCCGATCTCGAACGAGGACGTCGACGTACTTCTTGAGGATATTGAAAAGCTCACTTCCCTTTTCATTTGCAATGCGTGCGACCAGCCGGTGCGCGCCGATGCCGTCATCCCCGGCGATAAGAAGATCGCCTGCCGTTGTGGAGCACTTAAGCTCGAGTGGGTGGCTTGAGCACTGACGGGTAGCAGGCAGCGCCGATCACGCCAAAGCTGTTCGTACCATGAACAGTAGCTTTCAGGCGCGTCGCCATCGATCGCGAACGGCCGCAATTGCGTCGGCTGCTGAATGTCGGCTTTCTCCGTTTCTCGACCAGAACCGGACCGGCAGCAAACGGCCCCCTTCTGGAAATTTGGGGCGAACCTCGGGGCTGCCGTGCCTGCTCCAATAGGCGGTCTTCAGTTATGGTCGATCCCTATCGTAACCTCCGCAAGGCACGCGAGCCCCCCTACTCCGCGTAAAGCTCCCGCTGAATGGCCAGATATGCGCTCCGGATTCGGGGTATGTCCCAGGCTGGCCTTCGCATCGGACATTGTGCCGTAGCGGGCTGTTAGAGCGGTGCCCAGTTTGCTCCGGGACAACTCGCTTTCGCCCCGGTCGATATAAGCCGCGAGAACGCTCGCCAGAAAGGCCTCCATTTCGGGGTGCCGACGCCTAGGGGCATAGGACGCGCCGCAATCCATCGCGCTGATCGAACGACGCTATAAAATTCGGCAGTCGGCGCGCCATTCCTGGGTAGCACTCATCGTGGCTTCTGGGTGGACAATTCGAAGATCGATCTGATCGAGGTCGGGTTGGATTTCAGTCCAATCAGTGACTTGGAGCCCGCATCAAACTCGCGCGCGTGCGGATAAATATCCATTAGGGACAACGTCGTAGATGCAGTGCACCGGCTCAGCGGCAGGCAACAGGTTCAGAAAATATCGGCCTCTAGAGAACGCTGTCAGGCATCACAGCTCAGGAGCGGGTGAATGGCCCTGCCCGCATAACCTTCGAGAACAACGGGAAAATCCTACCGCAGCCGGACTGGGAGAATGGGTTTGTGAAGGAAAATGGCGGAGGGGGCGGGCCTGATATCCAGCCATCTCCAGCTTAAGTCATTGATTTTATTTATATCGACGCCGCAATAGGCATGCCCCCACGCCGTGAGGAGAGGGCGGCATCCATCTACGGAACGCCGGCGCGCCTGAGGCCCTCGAGAAAGAGCTCCAGATGCTCGGGGATGCGCAAGAAAAACAGACGTGAGCGCGCATAATCGCAGGAAAAATCAGGGCGCGCGCGCATCAGCGCCGGCACGTTCGCACGCGCGGCGACGCGATCACCGGAATGGGTCAGCCAGGCCACCAACTTGGCGCCCGCCCAGAAGTGCGCATTGGGCACCAGCGTCGCGCCGCGCGCCCAATGCACGGCCCCCTCGCAATCGTCCAAAAACATGTGGGCGAGCGAGCGATAGGACATGAAGGCCCAGCGGAATGGATCTTGCGGGCTGAGCGCGAGCGCGCGCTCGAAACTTGGGATTGCCGCCGCAGATCGACCGTCGGAGACCAGTGAATCCCCCAGCCCGCAATGCGACAGGGCGTGGCAGGGATTATCAAGCCAACAAGGCAGACGGCCGCCAGTCGCCATGAGAGCGTTCTTCGCAGGCACGCAGGGCCGATAAAGAGAACTCCAACTCGTTTGCGGGCCGACCTGGGGCGAAGAGGAAGCCTTGTGCCTCCGTGCAGCCGGCTTTCTGCAGTTCAGCAAACTGTTCCGGCGTTTCCACGCCTTCGGCGGTCGTGGTCATGCCGAGGCTGTTTCCAAGCCCCACGACCAGCTCGACGATCGAGAGGCTGTCCGATTGGGCCTTTAGGTTGCGCACGAAACTTTGATCGATCTTGATCTTGTGGAACGGGAAAGAGGCCAAGTAACTGAGCGAAGAATAGCCGGTTCCGAAGTCGTCGATGGCGATGCGCGCACCAGCATTGCGCAGGTCGTGTAGAATTGCCAACGTCTGCTTACTGTCCTCCAGCAGAACGGTTTCGGTGATCTCCAGCTCTAGGCGGCTAGCCGGGAGACCTGACGCTTTCAGCGCACTCGCCACGCGCTGGACTAGCATACGGTCACGAAACTGCGCTGCCGACAGATTGACCGCGACCTTCAGCTTTCGGGGCCAGCTTGCCGCGGTCCGGCAGGCTTCAAAGAGCACTTTCTCGCCGATAGCGATAATCAGCCCAATGTCCTCGGCGACCGGAATGAAGACGCTCGGCGAAATGCTGCCGCGTATGGGGTGTGTCCATCGCAACAGCGCCTCGAACCCGCAGATTTCATTGCTCTTGATATCGATCAGCGGTTGGTAATGGAGTTCGAATTCGTCGTTATCAAGAGCGCGGCGTAGATCCTGCTCCAACGCCCTGCGAGCGTGTAGCTCAGCGTCCATTTCAGGCTCGAAGAAACGGTGGGCGCCGCGTCCCTCAGCCTTAGCACGGCAAAGAGCCAAGTCTGCCTGCTTGAGCAGTTGCTCCGGTTCGGTGGACGGGCGCTCGGTGGTTGCAATGCCGATGCTTGTGTCGATGCGGATCTCCTGCCCACCGATCGCAAATGGCAGCCGCATCAGGTCGCCGATCTGCACAGCGAAGGCTTCGTGCGCTGCCACCTCGTATAAACCTCGTCGTAGTATGGTAAACTCGTCTCCGCCGAGCCGTGCAACTAGATCGTCAGCGCCGGCGTGTTCGGCCAAGCGTTCGGCAACCCTGACCAGCAACTGGTCGCCGATGTCGTGGCCAAGCGTGTCGTTCACTTCCTTGAAGCGGTCGAGATCGAGCAAGTAGATCGTCACCGGCCGTTCGTGCGACAGTCTCCTGCTCAACTCCTCCTGGAACAAATTGCGATTGGCAAGGCCGGTGAGAGAATCGTGGTGCGCCATATGGGCGATCTTGCGCTCCGCACGGCGTCGCTCAGAGATGTCTTCGTAGGTCGCCACCCAGCCTCCGCCGCGAAGCGGTTCCTGCAGGACTGAGATTGTCCTGCCGTCATCGAAATCCTGCGTAAATCCTGTGCTGCGACGTCGGCTGGCAAGCTCCCTCTGCCGTGCGTAAACGCTGGTGAAGCCGGATCGAGACGCCGGTTGCGCGGCAAGCGCCGTTATCGATCGGCCGGCCTGCAGTTGGCGAGGTACAAAACTGAAGATTTCCTGGAAACGCCTGTTGCAGACAATCAGAGAACTATCCGCATCGACCATGCACAGTCCCTGCGTCATATTGTTCAACGCAGCGTCGAAGCGGCTGTTCTGTTGTTCGAGTTCGGCTGATATTCGCGTTTGGTCGTCAGCTGCACGCTTGAGGTTAATACGCGCACGCTCCAGCAGGCGGTTGTGTCTGAAGAGCAGGTATATGAGCAGAATGCCGCAGAAAATCAGTCCCCCCGCCAGCAGCGAAAAGATCATGTGCAGGCGGATGAGTTCCTGCTGGTCCTCGGCGACCCGCCGGGCACCAAACTGATTGGCACTGGAGGCCAAGGCGGCGAAGGGGCGCTCGAGTGGCGACATCAGTTTGAGCGCCTCGCGGGCGAACACCGCCCGATCTTGCGCTCCCAGCATCGCCTCCATCCTGGCGAGAGTCTCTGATAATCGTTGGACGATGCGCTGGTGCTCTGGATTTTCTGCCAGGAAATCGGCAACTTCACCGTCTTGCATTGTGGCGAGGCGGCTGAGCAGAATGTCGAAACGCAGCGTCACCTCATCCATGTCGACGCCACTCTCGGGAACGGCGACCGCGGCAATCCGTTGTTGCAGCCGGTTGAACTCCGAGAGCGCCTGGGAGACGTTCCAAGAAGTGTTGTAGCGGGATACTTTCTGTAGCGCGCTCTGCCGCTCCAGAATAACAAGGGAGATGTACCCCGTCGCCAACACGAAGGCAGCAACGATAATCGCCAGCAAAAGCTTCAGGCCGCGCAAAGATAACGACATCGACAGGGCCACCGGTGTTCTACGTGTAGGGGACGGACTGGACGTTTATTGAACGACCAGCCGTGCCAGTTGCCAGGCGGATCTTCCGTAGTAGGTCTGGCTCTGCAGCTCGGGGTCGCTGTCATAGGGATAGATAATGAACAGCGGTCCCTTGTCGCGCACTGGCATGTATTCGCCGTCCTTTTTTGTGGCCAGAATGACACCATGGCGCGCGAAGTCCTCCATCGGGATTTCAATGGTGTAGTCGTTCAGAGCCACGGCAAGCACGCTCTCACCCTTGGCGCCGACAAGGTCCATCAGTTCCGCAAGCGAAATTCCCTCGAACTGCACGACGGCATCGTGCCAGGGCGTGCTGGTCTCGACCGTTATCTGTTCCATGGCTTCAAGCATCTGGAGGTCGAAGCGTGCCGTTCCCTCGTCATTGGTATGCTCGATGTTGCCTGCGATGGTCAGGATCGGGTCGCTGGTGGGCTCCGGGATTGCCCCGGCCTGTGCCGCGGTAGCAGCTGTGAACGCGACGGAAAGTCCTGCGAAGACGATGCGCAGAAAACGGGAAATCGAATAGCTGTTCATCGGTAGTCTCCCATTGTTGATCGAGAAGGAAAACAGTCTCGCTCTGCTACGCTAACAGGACGTAAAGGGCCACGGCGCTTGGTGAATTACGGTAAACGAACATTGAGCGCTTAGTTTTTTATCAAACGCGTTATCTTTTCCTTAAGGCGATTGTCATCGTCTGGATCGATTAGAGCGTTTTCAGAACAAGTGGAATCCACTTGTTCGGTTCGACCCGAAGGGCCGCGTTAGCGAATACGCGACAAAGCAAAAAATTTAGAGCTTCCGACCTGATCCAATCAGGACGGAAAATGTTCTAGGCGAAGATCGATAGCCGCGAACGGGCGCGCTGCAATGACAAAGAGCACGATGTCGGCGCCGAGCTCGTGCAGACGATCGCGCTCTTCGATGGCTTTAGCGGGCATCGAACACGATTTGGCAGCGTTCTTAAGGCCGGCGACGGTTTGGTGGGGATGATCTGGAGCGCGCCGGTCGAGAGCGTCAGCACCTTCACATACTCGCGCAAGTCCTTGGGCACAACCACACTCGCAAACCTGCGGGACATGGCGGTCAATTGGGGCATTTTAGCTGCAGGGCTAGTCAGGCGCGGGCGTAGATGGCGGAGTTTCCGCCGTGTTCGCGAACCTCCACGCTTTCTAGCCAAACTCGACCGCGCGACTGCTCCCGCACGAAATCCGCCACATAGTCAAAGACTTGCCGGGCGGTCGCCTCGCACCCGACGGCGGGCATGATACGAAGATCGACCAGCCCCGCTGTTGCCATCTCGCGAAAGCGAGACAGTTCGGGATCGTCCTCGGCGACCAGCAACGTATGGTCGAACATCTCCTTGAGCCACGCCTTCACTGGCTTAAGGCCGCCAAAGTCGAAACACCAGTTGTGCTGATCAAGTTCGTGCGTGGCGAACACGAATTTGAAGGCAAGTGCATAGCCATGCAGAAGGCGGCAGTGGGAATGCTTCGCCCGCCATTGACGGAAGCAGCACGACAGGCCTTCCTGGTGATCGTAGCTTTTGGTCGAACGGTAGATTTCCGACGTAGCAGCGCCGGAGGCCCGCACCGCCGCTCCTTGTGCATGCTGGTTCATCGCTTCATCCTTTAGGTGCAGCTCGCTAGGCGGCTGCGCCGCGTTCCAGCAGACGGCATTCCTCGAGGAACTCGCTCCTGAGCGCGGGATCCGTTTGCATTTCACCGTAATAGAAAGCGTTCACCATCTTGCCATGGTGCGAGGCGCGCACGCCTCGGTGGGTCTTGCACATGTGCACCGCACTGACCCGTACCGCGAGTCCGCGGGGGGATGTTTTGTCGACGATGTACTCGCCGATTTGCTGAACGAGCTCCTCCTGAATCTGCATCCGCCGGCAGAAATATTCGACGATCCGATCATACTTGGACAACCCGACGATCTTGCCGTCGGAAGACGGAAGAACACCAATCCAGGCACTGCCATAGATCGGCATCATGTGATGGGCGCAGGTCGAGCGGACCTCGATCGGGCCGGTCACGATCATTTGCTCGTATCGATTCGCATTATCGAATTCGGTGATGCGCGGCGGCTCAGTGAAGCGTCCGACCAGCAGGTCCTCGACCAACATCCTAGCGACGCGCTGCGGCGTTTCGCGCGTGTTGTGATCGTTCCGGTGGTCGATCTGGAGAATGTCAAACAGTTCTTTGAGCTTTTCGGCCGCGCGAGCCGCCATCTCCTCGCGGCCCTTTTCCCCGATCTCGCCGAGGCTGCAATTGCACAGCTGTGCCGCATGCAAATATCGCGAATGTAAATTCATGATCTTCCCCACGGATTCGACAGCTAAACAAAACACAATCACCCTAAGAAAAAAATAACGCGTTTGATAAAAAAACTGTCCGTCATCAGAACATTTGGCGCAATTTGGAGCGTCGATTAGCGGAGCGTCGGCCTCGACTCTGGGTTGATTTTATGCGGCGAGATTGCGGTGCTTCAAGCGCCGATGCTCGATGGTCTGTCGTTTGATCCTTTCTCGCCCGTCGGTCTGGGACCAGAGCTCATGACCCAGGTCAGCGTAGCCGGTCAGAACATCGGGGTTGTTGAACTGACCCGCCCAGAAATGGCGGGGCTGCTGGCTGAGTTGCCGTGAGGTCTCGATCAGGGCGGTGACCAGTCCAGCCGTGATTTTCTTGTTGTCGCTGCGCAGGATTTTCAGCTCAGCCCAAGCGCCTGCATGTGCAACAGCTTTTCCGCGCTGAAGGCATCGGAGGAAACCAGCAGGCACTTGTAGCCCAGCGCAACCGCTACGCTGGCCAACGAGGTTCCGGTGCTGCCACTGGTGCATTCGACAATCGTATCGCCAGGCTGCAACCGTGCGGCCTGCGCGGCGCGACGCACGATCGCCAGCGCCGCTCGATCCTTAATGCTGCCGGTAGGATTGGCCGATTCCAACTTGACCAGAACGCGCGCATGGCCCGGCGGCGCCACCCGGCGCAGCGGGACCAAGGGGGTATTGCCGATCAGGTCGATCACGCTCGTTTGCATGCCGTCCACCCGGAACCTGGCCTCCCACACCCTGTTTCGAGCCAGGCCCTAACGCATCCTAGCACAAATCCCCGCCGCCGAAGCCCGTTAAGCCGAGCTACGAAACACATCGGTGCTGAGGTAACGCAGCCCAGAATCGACGATCAGCGTCGCAACCGTCTTGCCTGGCCCCAGCCGTTCGGCAACCCGCAGCGCCGCGACGACATTGGCCCCGGTCGAGGTGCCTGCAAAGATCGCTTCATCGCGTGCAAGACGCCGGGCCATGGCTTTGGCGTCGTCCGTTGAGACGGTCAGAATTTCGGTGACCTCTTCGGGGTGCCAAAGCGGCGGCAGGAAGCCCAGCCCGATGCCCTCGATCTTGTGCGACCCCAGTGGCCGCCCCGACAGCACGGCCGATTCAGCAGGCTCCACCGCATAGACCGGCAGCGCCGGATGGTGTCGGCGCAGCACCCGGCTCATGCCGTGAAGCGAATGGGCCGTGCTAACGGTATGGACCAGCGCATCGACGTGACCGGCGGTCTGCTGCCAGATCTCCTCGCCGAGGCCGGCATAGCCATCGGCTCCGTCTTCATTGTTCAACTGATCGGCCCACCAGTGGCCGGGCTGGTGGCTGATCTGCTCGGCCTTGGCGATCATCGCCTGGATCAGCTCCTTGGTGATCTTCTTGTTGTCGCTGGGAACATCGGTGATCGTCGCGCCGTATGCCAGCATTGCAAAGCGCTTCTCGTCGCTGAAGGCATCGGAGAACGCGAAATGGGTCTTGTAGCCGAGGGCGCTGGCCACCAGCGCCAGCGAAATGCCTGTAGTTCCAGCGGTGTATTCCACCACCGTACCCCCGGGCGGCAAACGGCCTGACGCAGCCGCCCGTTGCACGATCATCCGCGCCAGCCGATCCTTCATGCTGCCGGTCGGGTTGGCCGATTCCAGCTTGGCCACGATGCGTGGCGCTGCCATGCGGAACCAGCCGACGCAACTCCACCAGCGGTGTTTTGCCGATGGCGTCGAGAATGTGCTTCTGACCATCCATGACCCGATTCCTCTCGGCAGAGATCATCCTTGAGAAGCCGCCTCAGGGCGTGAGGTCGAGCGCCGGCACAACCCGACTGTAGGGCAGCCCCGCCTCGTCGTTCAGCCGCTTCACATCTGCCTCGGAGGCCGCGTCGAACAAGCACATGCAGCGCCCGTCCTCGGGCGCGAAGGTCGAGCGGATGTAGCGGATGGCGGTGCCCGCCGCGGACATTTCCTCGGCCTTGCCGATCGCTGCCTTCTGGGCGCCGCCCAGGTCCTCCATGCTGATGCCCTTCAGATCACGTTCCACCATGTAGACTGACATTTGCGAGGTCCTTTCGGTTGAGAATATCTGCGATGATGCGCGCAGGACGCTGAAAGTGGAACGACCGAGTGGTAATGGATCAATAGCCGACGGTTATGATGTTATGCTGCGCGATGAACTACCCTGCGGCGGAGGACCAGCGATGGAGATATTCCAGGTAAGATATGTGCTGGCAGCGGCGCAGTGCAACGTTTCGCAACCTGCGCTCACCAAGGCAGTCAAAACGCTCGAAGCGGAGCTTGGGGCGCCGCTGTTTCACCGTGAGGGCAAGAAGATCCTGCTCAGTGATTTCGGCCGGACCCTGTTGCCGCATCTGCAGCTCATTTTGAACGAAACCGAGGCGACCCGGACTCTTGCCGACAATTTCCGGCTGCTCAACAACGTGCCAGTCCGGCTGGGGGTTATGTCAACTATCGGACCGGTCCGGTTATCGCGCTTTCTGGCCAAGTTTCAGGCGGATCATCATGGCGTCGAAGTTGCCGTTACCGAGGCGAGCGCTGACGAACTGAAATCCCGGCTGGAAAGAGACCAGCTCGACTTGGCCGTTCTGAACGCCATGGGCGACGAGCGGACAAGCTTCACCGTGCACGAGCTGTACTGCGAGCGTTACGTTGTCATCTTCCCGCCCGAGCACCGGCTCGCCAGCCTGAACGCGATTAAGCTCAGCGATCTGTCTGGCGAATCCTATGTCGATCGGCTGTCCTGCGAAATGCGCGAAATGGTGATGGCGACCTGTGCTGCCAACCAGGTGGCGCTCTATGCGTGCTTCAGATCCGAGCGAGAGGATTGGGTGCAGGCTATGGTGCTGGCGCGGATCGGATTTGCCTTCATGCCGGAATGTTCGGTTACACTGCCGGACCTGCTGCAGCGCCCCCTGGTCGATCCGGAGGTCAGCCGCACGATCTCGATGCTGAGCGTGCCAGGACGTCCCTACAGCCCGGCAACTGCGGCTATGCTCCGGGCCGCAAAGTCGTTCCAATGGCCTGGATAGCGTGAAGCCCTGACTCGCTGCGTCTTAGGCCGGCCCCGCATCGCGAGTCGCGCTGGATGGTGAGGGGTGTATGTACCTGCCGCATTGACAGCCGTTCTTCAGCTCGAAACTAAACGTGCCGGTCTGGGAGTCTGTCGGCGAACAGCGTTGTTGCCGATGACAAGCGCGCGCCTGATCCCGCATCACGGCGTAATCGCCGAGCATGTCCTCAAGTTCAGAGTTCTCAGGTAGAAGTGCAAGCTCATCGGCAGCCCGTGCCTGGAACTCACGGCTCTACTCGACCATGGGCGGGCAGACGGTGGCGATGCGCGGCTCTGAAATGCCCGTCGCGCAGCCGCTCAGCAAGCTCGTCGCGATCGCGAGGGCGGCGAGCCGCAGCCTCCAGCATCTGGCGTTGGACATCATTGACCTTCTCCGTGGTTTCAAGGCGTTCGGCGTCCCACTCGCTCGCCGGACCGCCGAAGCGAAAGCAGAAACAGGAGCGCGGCGATCACCGTTGCCCCCGCTTCCAGTCATCGAGCCGCGCGTAGATCGTGACCGCGATGCCCCCGAGCGCGACGGCGATGAACACCCAGCGCAGGGTGTCGAGATAAGGCACCAGCGGCAGGATGGCGGTCTGGGTCTCGGCCAGGACGCTCTGCGCGACATCGACCCCGGCTGCGCCCAGCGTCGCCACGCCAGTCGCGCCACCGCCCTTCATGGTGCGGCTGTCGGCCAAAACCTCGCGCGCTGGTGGCGTTTCCGCTGCAAAGGCAGTCGTCCGGACCGGGAAGCGCTCGCCCCACTGACGCGCGGGGCCGAGGTCGACATGGATGAAGCCCGAGCGCGGATAGAAACCGAACCCAAGGAACCCGACCTCCCGCGCGGCCGCCTCAAAGGCCACCGGGTCGTGGTTCGCCATGGCGATGTCGAAGGCGGCGCCGTCGAGGTGCTTGGAACGGGCCGCTCCGCCGACGGCGCGGTTGTGCTCGGGGCTGCGGTAGGCCGAGCGGACGATCAGCGGCTTGCCCAGCCGGTCGCGCAGGGCCTGCAGCTTGTCGAGGGCGGGTTCGCTGACGAGCAACTTGCCGGTTCCCCGGCAGGCGATCTCGGCCGGGCTGAAGTTGGGCCAGCGCCACGCGCTTTCCGGTACGTCCCGCCAATGGCGATGGAAGGTCGTCGTCATGGGGTCCTCCGAAATGAAAGAACCCGCCTCGGGGGCGGGTGCTGTTGGGCTGATGGTTTGGGATACTGAGCGGCTACGGGCTGCCGCCGAAGATCTTCAGCTTGATGGCGATGCCCGCGAGCAGCGCCAGCATCACGCCGGTTGTGATCATGCGGACGGCGGTTTGCATGGCGGTGCGGCGGACCAGCCGGATGCAGTCGACTAGGGAGCGCAGATCGCGGATGTCGAGCGCGGCCTCGTCGCCGTCGAGGCCGACATCGGCGAGCGCACGCTTCGCACCTTCCTCAGCGGCACGCGTCAGGATCGCCTCGAACTCGGCGTCCGGCATGCGGATGTAGCCTTCGGATCGTGGTGGGTTCATTGGTTCCTCCTTCCGCCGCTCAGCCAATCTTACAGCCCCAGAAGGACGTGTGGTCGGCGGCGAAATACCCATCCGCGATCCGGAAATACCCCTGCAGCTCAACGGTATCGCCCGCGTTGAGCGGCACCATGGTCTGCAGCCAGATCGCGGTGGCGAGCGAGACGTGGGTCGAGGAGATTTCGCCGAGGGAGCCGCGGATTTCCGTCGTGCCGTTCAGCACGAGCCGCCCGCGCATGCGGGCCGTGGCGCTGGCGTCGCGCCGAAGAGGTAGGTGCCGTCGACGGGGCGACGAAGTAGTTATTGGCAGCGTCGAAGGCCCCTTGATCGTTGTAGTCGGTGTTGTTGAGGCCGATCTTCGTCCAGGTTCCGACGCCGACGTAGTTGTCGTAGTTCGTGTGCGCCTTGAAGCGCGGCGGTCCAGAGCGCCGCGTTGAGCTTGGCCGAGAACGGGTTCGACGCATCCGCCGTCGTGCCCAACCCGAGAAGGACTATATTCTGCAGCGCCGTGGGTGTCGTTCCGATCCAGGCTGCCCCGTCGTAGACGAGCAGCAGACCCTCGTCCTGGACCCACGCCCGCCAGCCGGTCCGTGGCGGCAGGCGCAGCCACGCCCCGTCCGTCCAGAGCACCACGTTCAGGTCCCAGCCCGCCCAGTCGCCGGTCGCGCCCGAGCCGACGATGTATCGGTCGCCATCGAGCCCATCGAGAGTCCGCAGCGCCTCGTTGTGGGTGACATGCTTCTGGGCCTGCGCCGCGAGGATGTAGGGCAACAGGAGATGGGTCGTGGCGTCGGACATGGGATGGCCTTCAGAGTATCAGCGTGACGGTCTTGGGCGCGCCCCGCCCGACGAGGGCGGAGAGCTGGTAGATGCGGACGGTGAGGCTGTCGCCGGGGCCCAGCAGCGCGCCCCAATCGGCGCTCTGCTGGGCGGCGGTGTAGACCGCGCTGGTGGTCGCGCTGACGAGCACCCGCTGCACCGTTGCGCCGTCGAGGATTTCGACCTCGTAGGCCTCGGTCTCCTCGGCGAGCGGTACGTCGACCGCGCCCCAGCTGTCGGCGGAGAGCGCGCGGGCTCGTCGCGTCCAGCGGATCGTCAGGTCGCCGGGCGTGCGCGGCCTGCGCCACGGCTGCTCGACGGAGAAGGGTCGCAGCCCGACGCCCTCGGGCGCGAAGGACTGCGCGACGTAGGTCTCGTCGCTGACCGGACGGCTCGCGGGGCCGATGCACCAGTTCCACGGAATGCCGAGATCGGCCTCGGCGTCTCGCGGCGCTGATAAACGCAGCGAGCGGCGGTGGATGAAGGGGCCGCGCTCGAGTAAGGCGGCGGCTCGCACGATGTTCATCTACGCGCCCGACGAGGACGAGTCCCGGGAAGGGCTCGCCATGATGCAGCTAGTGATGAAGCGCCAGCACCGGGCCGCATAGGAAAAAGTCCTACTTTAAGGAGTTGCAGATGTCTCATTCGCAAAACCAGTATTCCCTCGCGGTCCCCGCCGGCGATGCCGCTACGATGTCAAGCGTCGAGATCGCCGAGCTTTGCGAGAAGCGCCACGACCACGTCATGCGCGACATAAAAGCGATGCTCGAGGCGCTGGAAATCACAGCCCCCAAATTTGGGGGCTGGTACAAAGGCGGGAACCGCAAGGAGCTGCCTTGCTACAATCTGCCCCGCGACCTGACCATGACGCTGGTCACCGGCTACAGCATTCCGCTGCGAAAGCGCGTGATCGACCGCCTCGACGAGCTGGAGCGCCGGCAGGTTTCGGATCCGGCCGCCGTGCTCAATGATCCGGCGGCCATGCGCGGACTGTCGCACCTTGCGACCCTGATCAAGCCGCCTCTTTCGTTGGTCTGATGAAGGGCCCGCGTTCCACAAAATCGCTTTTCCACGCCATCTCCGGCCGGGGATCCCGAGAGGAAGCCCACCGGCGGGCTTGGGCTCGACGGCGGCGAGTGCTGGTCGGATGGCGTCGAGCCTGCGCCCGCGCCCCTCGAGGAGCGCCGTGCGCTTGATCTCTACCCAACCGGCGAGCCAGAGGCCATCCGGGGCTGCTTGCCCACGACGGTGCCCGCATTCGCGCTCTGGGGGCCGCCTGGGAGCCTGCGGCGGGCTACGGGCATCTTTCCCGCGAGATCGAGGCTGTAGGCCTCCCCTGCGCCGTTTCTGACGTCGCTGACCACGGTTGCCCGGGTGTCGAGGTCCGGAGCTTTTATGGTTACCACCGCGCCCTGGCGCCGGTGATCATCACGAACCCGCCCTATGCCGAGATTAATGCTCGCGACGGGCATGGGCGGTGGTTGCGCCACACGCTCGAAATGCCGGGCTGGTCCTATTGCGCCCTGCTGCTGTCCTGGGACTGGCCTGCTGCGCGCGCCAATGGTCTGTGGGTGCTGCTCGAGCGGCATCCGTTCTCCTACTGCTACCTGATGCGGTGGAAACTCGATTTCACTGGCGAGGGAAGCCCACCGCAGCGCAATGCATGGTTCGTCTGGGTCAGGAATTGGCCCGAGGTGCCCATGCAGATGCGGTTCATGGACCGCACGGACGGGGAGCGGCTGGCCATGGCCGACATGTTCGCATGACGGTGCCACCGCTCAAGGTTTCGCTGCCCTGGCCACCGCAGGCGCTCTCCCCCAATGGCCGCAAGCACCGCATGGCGGTGGCGAAGGTCAAAAAGAAATACCGGGCGGATTGCGGCTGGGCCACGCTGGCGGCCAGCGCTCGAGGCGGCAAAACTGATCCGCCGGCGGCGCACCCGGAACGCGGACGGGACACGCGGTCCGACCTACTACATCTTGGGCTGCGACCGCGCCCTGCCACAAGACCCATCTCCACAAAATGGAGATAGTGAAAGCGGCGGATTGCCGCGGAAATCGGGCTGTGGACAGCCTGTGGATAACTCGGGCACCAACTCCAAATTGGGGCCTAAACCAACTCCATTTCAGGGCACCAGCCAACTCCAGTCAGGTGGAGTAGAACCTGTAAGAGATCCATTAAAAGAACCTTTGCGGGCGCGAGCGGCGCCGTTCGCGCCTGTGGATATCGAGCCCGAGAGCGCGGAGCGCCGTGCGGCTGTCGTCGCTGAAATGGCACGGAAGTATCCTGGCATGGTGCGCCAGCCGCGAGACGCGGTGGATGGTTCGGTTCAATCGGAAACGGAACGGAAGGCAGGTGCGCCATGATCAATTATTTGGCCCGATGGCTCGAGAGTAAATTCGACGTCCTGGCGCTGCGGAAATTGGTTCCGCACGCGGCTCCGGAGGCGCGCTGATGGCGGGCTTCGACGAAGGCACAACCAGTCTGGATGACCTGATCGCATTGGGCCGAAAGGTCGAAGAGATGGCCGATCGGGTGAAGGTGGTTCATGCGGCTATGCCGGGTGCACAGGCGACGTGGTGCTTTGAGATCGAGGACACGCGCTTCCGCGTCGTGGTCAGGGTGGCGGACAGAGAACCAGAAAACGGCGAAAGGAACTAGGGGCAATGACGGGCACGCTCTCACCATCTGATCTCGAAGACCGCTTCGAGGAAGCAGCGCGGACGTTGCGTCGTCTGCCCAACCCACCGGGCTCAACGCCTCGCGGCTATGGTTCGTCCTGGCCCGAGTACGCTCATGATCCCGGCCAGTCGTATGGCTACAACGAGGCGCGCATGCGGGTGGTGCCCAGCGCTCGGGATATCCAGCAGATGGAGGAGTGCTTTGAATGGTTGAGCTGGCTCGACCGTGACGACGCTCGCATCGTGTGGATGCGGGCCGAAGGCGCCCGATGGAAGCAGATCGGCCACCGCGTCGGGCTGGTCCGGCAGACGGCTTGGCGTCGGTGGGTCGCATCGCTGGCCACCATCGCCAAGCGATTGAATGCAAAGGGAAAAGCGAAACCGAAGCCCCGCCCCGCCGCAAAGGCCACGGATGAACGCGTTGTCAAACCGGATGGGAACGACGCGGGCACGCTGCTGTGACGGTCCGATCCGTAGAACTTTTGGCGCGACAGATTGCGCGGAAATCTGCCAGTTTATGGCTATGCTCGCAAGAGCTGGCGCCCCTCCCGGTGCCCCCGCCCCCGCTTCGGGTCCTTCCCGGTCGGTGGACGTATGCGGGGTGGCTTTGCGCGCTAAAGCGCTAGTTTCAAACGATTTTTTGGGGTTCGCACCCTGGGTTTGCACCTTTGGGTTCGCAGGGTTCGCACCCCTCTTCAGGAAAACAGTTTTTGCAGGTGTGGACGGTGGTTGCAGCGGGAGAAATCAATGCTGAAGGCAGGCCTCAATCCATTGGCTCCAGACCTGATGTCGCCTCAAGAGCGTCGCCTCGAACTCTGCCAATTGCTTGCCCTCGGCCTGCTCCGCCTGCGCATGAGTGTCAAATATACCAGTGAAAACAATGCGCTGTCGGAGAGATTTCGACTACACAATAGCGACGAACCATGCGGACGTGACCATGACGAAACGTGGAGGTTCTCATGACCAACGCCGATCCCATCCCGGCGCGTCTCGCTGCGCTCAAGACAGCGCCGATGCCCGGCTTGAAACAACAATGGCGGGACCTGTTTGGGAGCGAGCCGCCGCCATTCAACCGGCGCTTTCTTGAGACCCGCCTCGCCTATCGCATCCAGGAACTGGCTTATGGCGGGCTGAAACCCGAGACGATCCGACGGCTGGAGCGGCTGGGTGAGGAACTGGACGGCGGAGACCGCAAGAAGAGCCGTATTCGGGCCGACTTGCGCCCCATCACCGGCACGCGCCTTCTGCGTGAGTGGCAGGGCGTCGAGCAGATCGTCACCGTCACAGCCGACGGGTTTGAATGGCAAGGACGGCCCTACAAGTCGCTGTCCGCTATTGCCCGTGCGATTACAGGCACGCGTTGGAACGGCTGGGTCTTCTTCGGCCTCAAGAACCACAGGGGGCGGAGTTGACGGTACAACCAGAGGGATCGAAAATCGTCCGCAAGCTGCGCTGTGCGGTCTACACCCGGAAATCTTCCGAAGAAGGCCTCGATCAGGAGTTCAATTCGCTCCACGCCCAGCGCGAGTCGTGCGAGGCTTACATCGCCAGCCAGCGCTCCGAAGGTTGGGTGCTGGTCCGCGACCAGTATGACGATGGCGGGATATCGGGCGGTACGCTGGAGCGGCCCGGATTGAAGCGGCTGCTCGAGGATATCGAGGATGGTTTGGTCGACGTGGTCGTCGTCTACAAGATCGATCGCCTCAGCCGCTCGCTGACGGACTTCGCCAAGCTGGTCGACGTGTTCGACCGGAACGGGGTGACCTTTGTCTCGGTCACCCAGTCCTTCAACACCACGACTTCTATGGGGCGGTTGACGCTAAATATTCTGCTGTCCTTTGCCCAGTTCGAGCGCGAGGTGACGGCAGAGCGCATCCGCGACAAGTTCGCTGCCAGCCGCAGGAAGGGCATATGGATGGGTGGCGTTCCGCCCTACGGCTATCGGGTTGAAAACCGCAAGTTGCTGATCGACGAGGAACGCGCCGAGCACGTCCGCTGGATCTTCTCCCGCTTCATCGAGATCGGCTCGGGCACGGTGCTGGCGCGGGAGATGGGCCAGCGCGACATCCGCACCCAGCGCGGCAACGTGATCGACAAGAAATACATCTACCGGATGCTCAACAACCGCGCCTATATCGGCGAGGCCGTGCACAAGGGTGCGAGCTATCCCGGCGAGCACGAGGCGATCATCGACCGCGAGATGTGGGACAGGGTTCACGCCATTCTGCAAGTCAGCCCCCGCAAGCGTGCGGCGCGCACCCGCGCCGACACGCCTGCGCTGCTCAAGGGCCTGCTCTTTGGTCCCGATGGCGCGGCATTCTCGCCAACCCACACCCGCAAGGATGGCAAGCTCTACCGCTACTATGTCAATCAGACGGTGCTCAAGCATGGCGCCGGCTCGTGCCCCGTCGGTCGTGTTCCGGCAGGTGAGATCGAGGCCGCCGTCATCGAACAGCTGCGCACTGTGTTCCGCCAGCCCGAGATCGTCGCAGGGACATCGAGCGCGGCGCAGGCGAAGAGCAGTGACATCACGGAGGTCGATGCCCGCCCCGCCCTGCAGCAACTCGATCCGCTTTGGGACGAGCTGTTCCCCGCCGAGCAGGCGCGAATTGCAGCTTTGCTGGTCGAGCGGATCGATCTCAGCATGGACGGGTTGAGCGTCCGGCTCCGGGTCAATGGCCTCAGCGGCCTCGCCAGTGAACTGGTGCCAGACGACGTTGAAGCAGCGGCGTGACCCGAAGTGCGCCGATCCCGGCGACCGTGACGCTCCGCGTCCCGTTCCGAGTGGTGAAGCGTGGCGGACGCAAGGAGGTGCATGTCCCCGAGGACGCGGAACCTCCACAGAGGACAGACATTACCCTCATCAAGGCGCTTGCTCGCGCCTTCCGCTGGAAACGTATGCTCGACTCGGGGGATTCGCTACCATCGCAGAACTGGCAAAACGAGAGCAAATTGCCCCCTCTTACATGACCCGCGTCCTGAGCCTGACGTTGCTGGCGCCCGAGATTGTCGAGGCAATACTGGCCGGCAGGCAAGGACCCGAGGTGACGCTGCCGCGGATGCTGGAGCCCTTTCCGGCAGGATGGGACAGTCAATGTAGATATTATGGCTACAGGTCGTGCAATCGAGATGTCTCTTGTTCAAACTAGACATTCAATGTTTGGCATCGACGCCTAAGCGTCCGCTTCGCGCCCCAATTCCGGCCGTTGAATCAGTTCTGGAGATCCGTCATTCCGGTCGCTCAAGCGGCCTCAAAGAGTTGCTAGAAGCAGACGGTCCAATCAGGGGCAGGGTTTCGACTGTCGTCAGGCGCCCGAAAGCCCCCGAAGAACGAACCGGCGGTCTATGAGCTTTGTCTGTGGCGATTTCGGTGCAGGCAATCCGGAGGGCATCTCTGACGCGGGCTGGTTGGAACCGCTGCCATGTCGCTTAACTTTACCGCGCTCCTCTTAACGCAGCAAGGGAGTCGTTTTCCGAACGGCCGCTTGCCCAACTCCTAAGCCAGAACCGGACATGCAACAAGCAAACCCAAAGCGCCGGGCGGCAATGCGCCCTCAGTTCCTGCCGTCCACGCGCCAAACAAGAGATACTCTATCGGTCAGTCTGCTTTGTGGGAGTAGCATCGTATACAGGTGTAACGCCGTAGGTACAAATCGGACAGCGTAGCGAAAAACCAGGTAACCACATCTGACTAGTTGTTTAGTCCCGGCATTTGGTGGATTGGATTTAGCCTGAATCGTTCTGGCTCCGAAGTCCAGATTTTGCAGATGTACTCATAGGGAGTGAGGCCCTTCAGGGTCTTCAGTCGTCGCCCATA